CGGAACTAAGGGAGAAGATACTAAGGAAGATTAATAGCTCGTACAGGAAGTATAGAATTAGGCCCTGTGACATTTCTGGTATTGCTGTCGGGTTGAGGGAATTTGAAATTATGCGTCAAGTGTGTCAGCGGGTGCATGAATCACTCGGCGTTCCGCATAAGTGCAACAAGCCCCTCTCTTTCGATAACATCCTTGTTTATGTAATGCCATCAAGGACTGGCGTAGCCATCCTTACTGGGAAGTAAAGCAATGAAACGCTTATTCGTACCCCTGGTGGTTATTGCCCTAGCGGCTATTGCGATCGACGCTGATCTCAATAGCTATGCGAAGGTCTACCCGTCAGAATTTCCTATTGTGAATGTACCGACCAAGCTTCGGCAGCGTAATTGGATTCGAGGAGCCCCGAACAATGGATCATGCCTCTGGGCTTCGACGATCTCGCTCCTGAGATGGCAGGAACAATACGCTCTCGCCGATCGGATCAGGCTGACGCGAGGTGGTGGTGAACAGCCTAGTCAATTCTCGAAGCGTTTATACGCTGCCAATATGCGGCATGTGGCGCACGCAAAAGGCAATGCGGCATTCCTGGAGTGGTCCTGTCTAACCCGACATGGCGCAGTCGTAGTAATCAAAAACGGCGAACACGCCGTCACCTTGGTCGACTTGACCGCTGAGGCGGCTTACCTGTTGGACAACAACTACCCGGAGAAGTTTCGGGAGATTTCGCGTGATAAGTTCTTGCGTGAGTGGAGAGAGGCTGGCGGGTGGGCGTTTGTTCCACTGTACAATCCAGCCTCGCCGTTACCCTAGTTCGAGGAGGCGAGCGTAATGAAAGGTTTGTGGTTTGCGATTGCACTCTTGGTTGCCGTGATGGCGACGGGAGTGTGTCAAGCCGGGGAGGACGCGCTGCATATCTCGGTCGTTGGCGATCGGTCGGATGTTCAGTATCGGCAGTTGACGGCCTGGCTTCGGCTGAATGATCGAGTGCAGAAGCAGAAGTATCACGAGATTACGACGGATACCGTGATCTACAAAGAGCGATACGCGCCTAACGTGAAAGGGCTGCCGACCGTACGGATTCAACAGCCGGATGGGGTGGTCATCTACGAGAAGTTTGGTAGCCAATTGCCGACCACTGCGAGCGGGCTACACGAGGACATGAAAATTGCGGTGTTGGCGAGTCAGATTTTCCCTTGGCGAAAGAATGGCGCGCGTCCGCTGCGGGACAAGCTGAAGCAATGTTGCCCACTACGGCGGCAACAGCAGGAAGCGGAGCCGGAGCCGGAGGAAACAGTCGAAGAGGAATCTGTCCTCGTTCCTCCACCGCTGCCGGAAGAACCCTATCCTGGTTGGCGAATTCTCATCTGCGCTCTCGCTGCCCTAGTGGGTGCCCTTGGCGGCGCCATCTGGCAGGCAGTGACGATGTACCAAGAGAAGTAAAGCGGAAATCTAGTGAAGCGGAAAGCTAAAGTAACTGAACTTAGTTCCTAGGAGTAGAAGAAGATGACGACGCTGACGATGGTTCTGTCTGCTGCGGCCTTGATGATTGGCGGAGTGTGGGTCGGCCGGCAGTTGTTTAAGCGTGGCTTTGAGTTTGATACACGAGTTGAGGAGCGGCGCCGAGCTGCCGCCAAGCTCGCTGCCGTTCTTATGCAGCACGGACTCGTGAAGGTCCCTGACTTACTGATCGACTACAGTGTAGGCGACTACAGCGGAATGGGATGTAAGATTATCGAAGTCACGAAGTTGTTCCTGTCCGGCGAGGCCGCCGTGATGGAGGAGTTCCAGAAGGTGTTCTCTAACGTGCTCACGGCGAAGCTTGGCACGGAAGAGGGCCGCGCGTACATCAGCGCGAAATTGCAAGAGGCCATGAACGCCGGCAAGTAATGGCCAATAGGCTCCGGGCCTGCGGTGGGTGGCGCAGGCTCGGAGCGTGGCGCAAGTTTGGGAGAATCACAATGAGCAACTTCGATTGGGAAACTGCAATTATCACCATGACTTGTGCGGTCTTTTTCTTCCTCGCAGGGAATGTCACGGGTGTATGCGTTGTTCTCGTAGTGAGGGCGATGTCTTGAAACAGATAAACCGACTACAACTTGAACTGCCTGCCTACTGGATTGTTGCGGCGGTACTCTTTGCGGCAATGTGCTGGATAATGCTTGGATGCGAGCAAGCCGCTCAGCCTCAGAAAACGGAGATCCTTGCATTCACTGCCAAGTGGTGCGGGTACTGCAAGGCTGACAAACCGTGCCTAATCGCGAATCAGATGGCGGGTATCGACGTTATTCAAGTCGATGTTGACGAGCGACCTGACCTAGTGCGAAAGTACGGCATTCGGAAAGTGCCATCATACGTTGTCCTCTTTCCGGATGGCTCCGCCATAACCACTAGTAGCCTTTGTGCGGCCTATTACGTAGTAAAGGAAAGTCAATGAGGCTTCCCGCTTACCTGCTTCTCGGCACGACCTCACTATTTGCGACTACGTCGATTGTTGAGTCGTTGGTCATTCAGGGGAGTGCTCTCGCAATTCTAGGATGGGCTGTTTGGTATCTGCTCACGAAAGCGCTTCCGAGGGAGCGGGAGATTTTCCTGCACGCGCAACGAGAGACACGCCGCGCTTTCTGCGAATCACTACAGTCATTATCTCATTCGTTGGAGTGCTTAGTAGCCGCAGTGACCGGCACTCCTGTTTCATTACCCAACCTGGCGACGGCCTTTGATCTCCAGGCCGACGGTGAAGAGGAGGAGGAAGAGAAAGGTGAATAGGCTTGTGTATCTCGTCACTGAACTGGGGGAAGCTTGCCTCGGGACGGTAGGAAGTCTCGTCAATCCAGTAGGCGAACATCGAATTGTGCAATCTGTTTGCGATCCCGATTTGTTCCACAAGGTTAGATACGACGAGAGCGGACCGGGGGAGTCTCTGGCGGCTGTCTTTATGGACCTAGTTGTAAATCTCTTGGAGGACGGAGAGAACACGCAGCTGATTACACTTCGGCTAGGAGAGTGAAATGGCCTACGATCTAAACTCCCTTCGTAGGGAGGTATGTATCCGAGCACCACGAATCGTTCTACTCGGAGTGGAAAAGATTGGCAAGAGTACGCTTGCCGCCGGCGCCGATTCTCCAGCGTTCATCCCCGTCAAGGGTGAGGAAGGGATTGACGAGCTTGACGTGTCTGCCTGGGACCCGGTACAGAAATACCAAGATGCAATCGACGCGATCGCATCACTCTACACGGGAGACCATAAGTACGGAACTGTCGTACTCGACTCGGCCTCAGCCTTTGAACCGCTCGTTTGGGAAAAAACGTGCCAAGTCAACGGCAACGCTGCTTCAATTGAGAAGGTTGGCGGTGGGTACGCCAAGGGCTACACGGAAGCGCTGAGCTGGTGGCGTGCCGTCCTTGATGGATTCGACGCCCTCCGCGCCGAAAAGAACATGGCAACCATTATCATTGGCCACGTTAAAGTAAAGCGATTCGATGATCCCGAAGGCCCCTCCTACGATCAGTATCAATTTGACCTTGACGCTCGTGCAGCGAATCTGCTTTATCGCTGGGCCGATTTGATCCTATTTTGTAACACGAAGGTTACTGTAAAACAGGAAGAGGTTGGTTTCGGAAAGAATCTGAAGAAGGGCATGGACATATCTGGTGGACAGCGCTTCTTGTTCACGCAGAAGCGTCCGGCTCATCCAGGTGGAGGGCGCGGAGTTTACGGACGGCTTCCTTACGAGCTGCCCCTGTCATGGCCCGCGTTTCAGCAAGCGATTGCCACGGCGATGTCGCCGCAAGCTGCGTAGTATCGTTCTAATACGTTCCTTACTGAAGAGAGGTTACAATGGCAAAGTTGAGTGAACTTTTCGGCGGATATTTCGACGCAAACCAGTACGAGCCTGCGCGAGAGTTCCAGCTTTATAATCCCGGTCAGTACCCTAGTCAAATTGAATCGGTCGAGATTAAGCCGACCAAGGCCAATAATGGCGCCTTCTTCGAGGTGAAGATGGTTATGCTTGAGGAGCCCTATAAGGGGCAAAGGCTTACCGATCGGATTAATGTTGACAACCCGAGCACGGCGTGTGTCGCAATTGGGAGAGGGCAACTCACCGCTCTCTGTTTGGCGGCGGGGATCGCGAAGCTCGACGATACCGACCAGCTTCTCCAGTGCGTCGTCGTTCCCCATGTCAAAGTGAAAGGGGAACAGAACGAGATACGCACATACTCGTCGATAGCTGACTATCGAGCGAAGCAGCAGCAATCGCCCGCGCAAGGGCCGCCTTCGACTGCGGCGCCTTCCACCCCGGCGACGGCTCTTGCAACTCCGTGGAGTCGCAAAACCGCGTAGGCATTCTCGTGGCGTGACGGCACTGCGGAACAGGTGTCGTCACGCCAATCTTCCGATCAACGAAAGGGACAATATGCGCGATAGTAATAGTAAGTATGCTCTGCGGGGGGAAATAAGGGAAATATGCGACCTTCGCATATATGTTAAAGCGCTCTCGAAGGATTGCGATTTAAAGAACGCGCGAATCGCTGTACTCGAAGAGGAAATTTACGATCTTCGTGAGCACAACGAAGCGCTCTCGGGAGCGCATACCAAAATCACCAAGGAGAACATACAGCTTACCGATAACCTTCACAAGGCGCTTACTAGGAACGCCAACCTGCGAGTGAAAATCAAACAGCTTACTAGAGAGTTGGACAGTTGCCTTCACTACCCAGAAAAATCCATTAGCGCCATTCTGGGGATGGTTAGGTCCGAGCTTTTACGCGCAAGTGAAATGCACCCCGCCATGCGCAGCCTTCATGAGGCGCACGGCGTTATCCTAGAGGAGTTCGAGGAGTTCTGGGAAGAGGCAAAGAAAAAGACAGGATCCCAGGATGAAAACCTCATCAAGAAGGAACTAATCCAGACCGCGGCCATGTGCGTTCGGGCTATCTTGGATATTCTCAACAAGGGGGCATGGAGCGAATGACAAGCGTAGCTAAATACCTCCCCGAAGACTCCGAGACTGTCACGGCAGTCTACGAGCACTGGCGTAAGAAGGGCGAATCGGAGCAGCGGGACGTGAATTCCCTTGGGGCTTCGACCGTTGGCGGCCCATGCGAGCGAGCACTGTGGTTCTCATTTCGTCATTGCTGCCGCCCGAGTTTCCCCGGTCGTTTGTACCGCCTCTTCGATCGCGGCGACATGGAGGAACCCAGGGTCGTAGCCGACTTGCGAGCTGTCGGTTGCGTTGTCCATGAAGTAGACGAGTCAACTGGCAAGCAATTTCGAGTTGAAGACCTAGGGGGGCACCTCTCCGGCTACTTGGACGGCGCCATACTGGGAG